ATTAAAATGTCGGATTACGAGTGGGGAATAGTGCAAGATATGGCTAAACAGGCCGGGATAAGCGCCGCGGAATATATCAGGCGGAAAGTTTTTGGGGGCTGATTAGGCCCCCGCAGACAGAGGATCAACTCCCTCCCCCTATTTGCTTACTGCCTTACCATCAACATAACTCTCCCCCAGGATAAATGCAGTAACTATGCCAGTAATCCAGCCATAAGCATCCCGATCGATCGGCGTACCCATCCCCTCGTTTAAGACAATAAAAAGAGCGCTGAAAAAAGCGCTCAGGAACTTCCTGCTTTTCAATCTCTGCAAAAATGGTCTCATTTATTTCCCCTCCAATTTCTTTAAAAGATTCAGCGCTACCGCCAAAACAAACCACTTCGGAGCCGAATCATCCGGGTTGTGTTCGCCCATAACCAGCTTTTCCTTTTCAGCTTCTGCCATAATATCAAGTTTCCATTGCTCCACAATCTTACCCTCCAATCGCTTATTCAAGTCTGCCCACGGGAACATTGCGCCGGGGCAGGCCGTAGCCATCACGTCCTTGTGCCCTAATATTTTAAGTTCACCATACTTCGAATTCAGGTAATCTTTAATCAACCACACCAGGCTAACCATCTGTGCCTCAGTCGGTTTATGATTCGTAAAATCACCCACCAGGCAAACCCCTATACTGTCTCCGTTCCCATTCGGACCTGAGTGAGCACCGATTGTATCTTCTGGTCGACCTCTCTGTATTGTGCCATCTGTCTTAATAACGAAATGATAGCCGATACCCGCCCAGCCCTTCGCCAGGTGCCAACCATGAAAAGTTTTAGCGTCTCCGGTTTCAGAATCAGAATGATGTATGATTATTCGCTTGGTGTTTTCCCTATGGGTTAATGCGCTAAACGCGAGATTCGTTTCCACTATCTTCATTAGTATCATCTCCACAACTTGTTTTGTCGGGCCAGTCATTGTTCTTCGAAATATTTTCGAACAGCGACTTCAAACTGTAGACCAGAACCACTCCCAATATTTCGATTACTACCGTCTTGGATAAAGTCTCTGCAATCTCTGTACGGCCTAAATAAGCTAAAATATAAGACAGGTAAGTCCAAGCTATACTGTTTAAAAGCAAAAGCCAGACTATTTTTTTGCTAAATTCCTGCATAGATTCACCTTCCTCCTAATCATCTCTAACAACCCAACAGGTAAATATACCGGCTTGCATTTTCCCTTCGGGATTATAAAATAATTCTTCTCCCATTTCATAGATACCCTTAACTGAATCAGCAATTATTACCTTATTGCCCGTTGTTCCTATTAAGGCAATACAATGCCCTTCACCCGATTCCCATTTTATAGTTGTAACCGCTTTCCATCCTGCCTTTAAGCGTTCTATGTATTTACTGAGCAAAATCTTTGCATTATCTTCTGGAAAGGCTCGCCTTATATGTTCGCTTACTTGTCTAAATATTAAATCCTTGTCCTTGGGGAATATCTCGTATTTCAAACCGTATTGTTCGCTTAATTTTCTTATTGCAATATCCGCAAAACCACCGATTTCAGGATTGAATAAGCCGTGTTTCTTAATTTCTTCTCTGTTGCCAGTAACACCAAATTGAGAAAGAAGGTTTGAAGCCGCGCAAACAGAGCAGTCATTTCGTTCCGAAGTCATAATAATTTCAGCCATTCTTTCCTCCTACACCGTCCGGGTTATGCGTCTCAGGTAATCGTCATATTTAACTTCAACCGCTTGCACCCGCTCCCATGCATCTTCAACGTCGCCATTCAGCCTCTGATACATCACGGCTTTGGCTGTGACTTTAGATAATTTTAAACTCGCCTGCGACATTTCCAACTGAATTAAATAACCTTCTGTTCTCAGATCTTCGCGCCTATCTATTTCATGTTTACGTTGTTCGTTGAGCACTTTCTCTCTGTATTGAACCAGGCCAATTAGGGCAACACCGATAACTGTTGCCGCTGGAACAATTGCCGTAACAATAACCATTAAATCCGCTCTCAACACTCCCCCCCATAAAATGGCCGCCCATATTCCCAGGCGCTTGAGATTTTACCCATAAACAAAGCCGCCCTCGGTGGGGCGGCATTCATTACCTCAATGTTTGTATTTTTACCATTTGCCCTTAATCTTGAAAGTGTTTTACCTCTTTCGTGCTCTTTTGTAAAGCTGTCCGCTTGCTGCGCATAAATAGTCAACTGTTCATCAAAGACGCTTCAACTATCGCTATTCAGACAGCGAAACAGGTTCTCTCATCAATACTGCGATAAAATTCTCCTGCTCAAAATTCTCATTCGCGAGTTTGGCGATAATTTTATTTTGCTTATCGATCGTCTCACTCTCCATCTCCAGTAGGGCAATCAGCTCTGTGCAAATACTACTTTCATTCATGCCGATGCTTCCCCCAATACTTCTATTTAGGCAACAATGCCTCTACCTGTGCCCGAACTCAGGCAACACTAATTACTCAATATTAAGCAATTCCTCTATCCTGTCAATTCGTTTTTTGTCGGTTAATTTCTCAACCTTGTTTTTTTCAATGTACTTGTCCTTGATTGCATCTTCTTTGTCTTTTTTAGCAATTAGTTTTGCTTTTAATTCATCAACTTTCATTTTACACCCCCAACATTGTGGCCATAATATCTATAATATCATCAATATCTTTATCAACTGATTCAGTTCTTTTTTCTTCTAATGTCTTTTTAGTTAAAATAAACCATGAACTCCCATCTACAATTATGTTTTGCACTAATTTCATGTCTAGACAATTAGTTTCAGTTTCAGCATCAGTGTCATAAATGGTAACGACAGTTAAATTATTTTCAAAAATAGAATCTTCTATAATTACTTTTGAAATATAATTATTTCCATTTAATTCAAGGTTGCTTAATTCAGTACCATTTGATAATTTAATCTTGTACATAATATTCCTCCTTTAACTTATCATATAAGTTGTTTATATTTTGTCTTTGTTGTTTACTCATAATTTTATAATGATTGTTAAACCATGAATTATATAAATTTTCAAAGTCTTTTTTAGGTAAAACTGATGCCAACTTCTTTAGTTTCCTACGCATAGTTGTAAGCCTTTTTGGATTTATTTTTTTAATTATTCTGCCAGTATCAGTAAGAGAATATTGAATTTGTAAATATTTCCAATAACTAGACAGTTTGTAAATGTGAGTTTTGTTTGCATTTATAGTGATTCCAATATCTTTAGCGACGTCAATTATTTCGCTTAGTAATTCTTTTAAATATTCTCTATCATTATGAATTATATAACTATCATCCATGTACCTTCCATAAAATTTAACACCTTTAACTATTTTTATATAGTTATCTATTGACATGGGATAAGTAATTCCAGCTACTTGAGCAACTTGGTCGCCTATATTTAAATGCTTGCCCATAAACTTTTCACCCATAAGTGTATTTTTATTTATTTGTTGGTACTCAAGTGAGTTAAATACTGTATCCATGCATACTAAATATTCATTATCGGTCATATAAGACACGTCAACCCTTGATTTCTCAACAGTTTTTTTAAGTAACCATAACGCATTTTTATCAATACCAATCTTTTTAAAAATGTTAATAAAGTCTTCGTGCCGAATATTATCAAAATACTTAGTAAAATCAATTAATAAAATATAGCCGTCATTACTTTGATTTTGTTGATAGTATTTTCTTAAATGTACATCAAATCTTTTACGTGTAAAATCTATACCTTTTCCTTTTAAACTTGCTCCATTATCATATGCTAAATACTTTCTAATAGAAGGGAGTAACTCTCCATCACTTAAACACCCTTTTGCTATTCTATCGTGGATTTGCTCACCAGATATTAATCTTGTTTTACCCCTTTCGTTTAATATAAACTCAGAAGATGGAAGAAGTTTAAATGTTTTTTCTTCGAGTTCTTTTTGTAATTTTGCCAATTCACTTAAAAAACTCATCTCGTATTTTTGTACCTGTGGCTTCCAATCACTACCACGCTTTGCTTTAATAAATGAATCATATAAATTGTTAGAATTAAATATTTCACGCTTATAACTACAGTTCTCGTAAGAAGCAGTGTCGTGTTTAGTATTTACCATGAGGAAGGACACCCTCTCCTTTCTTTTCTGCAAAACGGTCAAATGCCTATTTAATTGCAGTATCGAAATCGGGACGAACGCCATTAGAGTTAGATGCGTTGTTATTGTTCGCATTGCCGTTGTTGTTCACATTAGCGAAGTTCGTGGCGGATACAGAGAATGCCCCTTTAAATTTATTGTCTGATTTTCTCCAACCTTTTATAAGATTTATTTCTTTTTCTATTCCTTCTGCAAATCGGAGATAAACATTAATGTCAACAGGCAAAGTTTCTATCGCATATTGAAGTTCTTGTAAAAGTCTATAGCATTGTCCGATTGCCCTATCTTGATGTATTCGTCTCTCAACAAGTTCCTCTAGGTATAACGGATATATGCTATTTGCGATAAATACGTTTTCTTGAATACTTCTTAGACAATCCATTACAACTTGTCTTTGGTCTATTATGAACCATTCTTCAAATGCTTCAGTTTTATTTTTTCTAGTATTGTAGTGTTGTTTTTCACTATCCTTTAATTCATCATAAGAACGTCCACCAAATATCTTTTCTAGGCATTGTTCAGACTTTTTGGTACTATACCCAAAGTCTCGTAACAGCAAATCAGTCATATCTTTTCTTACTTTGTAAAAATGATGGAATACTTCAAACTGCGATTCTTTCCTTTTTCTTTTTAACACCGACATTAATATTTCCTCCTACCGCACCCACAAGGGGTGCGGATTTAAGAT